ACCTGTAGATTACCGATATCTTTCATAGCCATATCGGCAAATCGACCCGAAGAGTCATCCCAAGAAACCACTGTATGTGACCGCAGTCTGTTCTTCGGCCCATAAGGGACTGGCTTCTTTCGCCCTTCAATCAATATCATTGAGGGTCTTCTTTCATACATCCATTCTAAACAGGAAAAGGCGTTCTGGTTTTTAGCCCGACCTAATTTCTTTGTCGGCTTGGCCAGATACCTTACTGCTACTTCTTTAAATGTTTTTTCGTTACTCATTGTACTTCTCCATCTGAGCAACCACTCCACCAAATCGAAGCCCTAACAATATAGCCAAGTTTTCTGTCTAGTGCAAAGTGGTACGTTACGCTGGCGTCTTCTTAATGATATTCATCGGGTGAAGTACACCAACATTCCACTCACCCGCCTCGTTATATGTCTCTACTCCCACTTCATTTCCGTAATCGATCATCGCAACATAGGCGTAACCTTCATGCAGCATGTACGAATCCATATTGAGCATCGCCACGCGACACCCGCTTAACGTCTGAAGTGTCTCACTCCACACAACCACTGAACTTTTTTCATCCCATTCTTTCTTTATCAAATCCGCAGTATTCATTAACATTCCTTTTTTATTTTTGTTGGCGGTAGTTAAGCGGCTCGTTTCGACCCCCAGTGAGCCAGACTGGGCCAATAACTAAGGGCATGACGTCCCTACTTGGTCGAGAGTGTTACACTTTTTTAACTACGTCATCCCGAATAATCCGATACTCGCGAGGGGCTGTGAACGCAAACGATGCCTGAGGAATTACTTTTTGCTGATCACCACCCGTTTGACACTCCCGACAAAACGGGGTCTCCCGAACAACATAATTTCTGACATTCTCAAGCGTTACATTAATATCCCCTGCAAGCTCCAAGCCCTCACCGTCAACCTGCAACAGGTGTTCTTCAACCCCACCGTTGCGGATAGACAGATGTACAACAGCGTTTCGGTCACTGCTGTCTTTGACCGATCTCACCAAGAGCCGATGATCATAAGATCTCTCAAGGTCATCAGGGTTAAGGGTGTAGCCGCCATAGACGATTGACCCTGCATTGCGCGTAAGTTTAAGTGCCATCAATCAGTCTCTTTAAAAGGGGATATCGTCATCTGGCATCTCTGCCACGGGTGCTTGAGCTGGCTTTGGGGCTGCTGCTCTTGGCGCATTACTGCCACCGCCATCGACAAACTGCTTAAGCGTAGGCTGCTTTGAAATCCACGCATCTTGCACTTTAAGAAACTTCGCGCCCGCACTTGAGTCGGCGACAAAACCTTTCCAATTCATTCGCATATTGTCCTGATCCTGTGCGTCGAATGACGCCTGTAGCCAATCAATATAGCCTTGGCTGATCTGCAAGAAGCCGCTGTAATCATGCAGCTTGTCGGGCGTAGCCCACGCATTACCGCGCTCAACTAATCCGGCCAATCGTGCCAGCTCTTTGTCCTTTTCTTCGGCATTTAAACGGTATAACCGTCCGTTTCCGCCCTGTACTTCAAAACTCTGTGTCATATTCCTGCCTCGTTGATTACTTGTATTTGCATCATTCCTGACTCGCGCTTAAAGTCATCAATACTCTCATCCTGATCAAGCAATATCTGCTCGCCATTGAGGTGATTAAACGCTTTGCGATAGTCAACTGATGCGGTTTTATGGATCACCTTAACCAAGGTTTTCCCGTTTGAAATTGATTCTTTGTAACGTGCGCCCAAGACTTTTTTAATGTCATCCGACGACTTCTTCAGTTCGTCAAGATTGATTAGGTCTTCACCCATCTTCTCAACCAAGCTGTCGATTTTTACCTGAGTCTCCGTGAGAAGATCAAGGTCTGTATCATTGTTAACCGGCTTTGCTTTATCCAGCGGCTGCACATGCTTCTTGCGCCGTCCTTCATCTTCGTACTCGGCGAGAATAAATTCATGCCACTCTCTGTACAGGTCAATTCTAGAGACCGTACCTTTTGAAGGTGTCGGCAGTAACTTGCCGTCCAGTAGCTCACCTAAAAAATCGTCGGGGCGCTGAACACGTTCATAAACGTACTGAGGCTCTGCCGATTTAGTTTTGGCGAGGTAGCACAAGAAGTCGCAGTAATCCACATCGAGGCATTCCATCTGCATATACACTTGGATCAAGTACATGCTTCGCTTCTTCTCGAAGATGCTATAAGGCTTCTTGGTGTAAAAGGGGTAGGGACACTTGAACTCAGCACACCCATCCAACCCTATAAGGCCGTCAGCCGAGGCTTGGATAAAGTCATACTCAGGATGAACGATGGAACCCGTCTCGCGAATCGTGTAGCCGTTAAGCTTCTCAAGAAACTTACGCGCCGTGTCTTCCATGTTCTGACCATGCTCAACCGCAGGCACCATTACAAACTCAGACTCCGCTCTCGCCAACTGGCGCACACGCTGTCGGATGTACTTTGGAATGGTGAGGTAAGGGTGATCACCTGTGAGTGCAGCAATTGCAGACGCAGGTTCAGGAAGCCTCCGAGCCTCATGCCACTCAAGGGATCCTTGGGTTTCAGCACTCATGCCGCAGACTCCCAAAGGTCACATTTGATCGCCTTTAAGCTTTCATAGGCTTCAGCAAACGGGTCTGCTTCAATCTTGCTAGTTCTAAGTGCGTTTAGGTAACGGTTGTGACGGCGCTCTAAAGCCCGCAGGTTTGCGCACGAATCAAGATCCGCCTCGAGCCAGTAGTCTTCAGCCATAGAGGTATCGCTAGCAGCCACAGTCGGCGTGTCTTCACCCAGATACACTGGCTCAGGCGCGGGTTGATCCTTAATCCAAAGCACATGTGCCAACCCAAACTCACCCATGGCGCGAACACGCAACCGCTGCTTGGCGGTATTGAGATCCCAGCTTGACGGGTTTTTGATGGCTTGGGTGTTGCGGTGGATTGGAAGACTAACCGTTTTGGCATTGCCTGCAATCGTCATAATCATTCTGACTTCAGCAGTCCCATCTTCAAGGTAATGAAGATCGCGCCCAGCGGCGTCTTGCAGATACTCGTAGGTGTACTCAGGATAAGCCGACATCATCAGTGTGTGCGCAGACATCACCTGAATTATCTGAATGCCGTCTTCATCCGTCATGACATGATTAGAATAATCAGTAGAACTTAGCGTATCCCAAACCTGTTTTCTTGTTTCGACCTGCATTTATAACTCCATATTCGGTAGTGAACGAAGTTATTATGCATGCATAAATAGATATAAACAATAGATGATATGCAAATAGTTATACTTAATGTCAGTATTTGCAGCAGACCGTACTGAGAGTAGGGTAAGCGCTGGCCGCAGGGCGACCAACAAATTTAATGTAGCATAGGTTATGTCCATTAATCGATAGTGAATCGAAGTTAAAGTTGAGCTTTTATTAAGCCGTGAGCTTTTATAGAGCTTTTATAATAGGAAAGGGTCTTAAAAGGGGGCGTTATTACGAAAGATCGTCCGCAGCAATCAGGGTCAGGCCGGAAATAAAAACAATAATCATGTAAGTAACTAGCATATAAGCCTCAATGTTTGTGAGGCGCAATTATACTGAGACGCAAACAAAAAGCCCAATGACATTTGGTCATTAAGCTTATGATTTTAAAGCATATTTTTTCTTTTAGGGCTGGAGAAGCTTCATGTTTTTAAGCAGGAATTCAGCTTTCTCTTCATCCTCGTAGAGCATCACGCACACCGTCGAGAACGGCTCAGGCTCTAGGGTCAAGTTGTTGTCCAGCTCGTGCTGCCGCAGGCGCATGATCGCGCTTTGTAGCTTGGGGACATTGCAACCCTTGCCGCGAGAAATACCCGCAACCCATTCGTACACATCGAAATTAAACTTGTCAGCACACAGCAGCAGGGCGACTGAATCGCGAGGCAGACTGCCTGTCAGCCAGCCCGCTGCTGTCGCAGGCGATATGTTACAGGTCTCACTTAACCTTGTTGCTCGGCCCCAAGTCGGCACTCCGGCCTTCTCTATTAGACGGTTAAAGATTACAGACCGCTGCTCTTTTGTTATTTGATTGTGCATATAAACGACTCCTCACCTACTTTGATAAATTATACGAGCGCCCATCAATGGTTCTCGCCGTAGGAGCTTTATACACCTACTGATTTTAATTTGCAACTAATGAATAGAATTGCAGCTATTCGTTTGCATATAACGCTTTAAGCATAGATACTACACCAATAGATTAACAACAAGACCTATGGATAGTATTGATGATATTTAGAAGAGCTTCATTTGAAGACACGACTTACACCAAAATACCTAATGCCCTACTTCGCGGCGGCGGCAGTGTATATGAAAGAGCGGATGGATTAAAGCCTGATTCGCTAGGGGTTCTTTGTTATCTATTGTCACACGCCGCTGAGTGGACAGTCAGCAACCGTCAGCTCGCTAAAGTCTTCGGGATTAGTACCGGAAAGGTCACCAACATCACCAATCAACTGAGTGCTGCGGGCTACATTGAGCGCAT